AACCCTAGAACTATAACTCCTGAAAAAAAGTTCAAATGTGACTACTGCGATGCTGTTACAAATAAAGGTAATTTGAAAAGGTGGCATAATGAAAACTGTAAACACAAACCTTCCGTTTGATTCAGTCGATGTAGACGTGTATATGAAATACATAGATCAAGCGGAATATTTACAAAAAAAAGGTTTACATACAGATAAAAGTATAGTAGAATTGGCTAAGTTAATATATGAAAAAGGTAATGTAAATGAAAATCAAAAACATTAAATCTGTCGGGCGCAAACCTGTATATGATATTTCTATCAATAGTGATAATTACGATGAACAACAATACGTATTGGAAAATGGAGTTGTAACACATAACACAGGTATCTATTACAGTGCGGACAATATCTGGATTCTTGGTCGTCAACAAGAGAAACAAGGTCAAGAGATTGTCGGTTATAACTTTGTAATCAACGTAGAGAAATCGCGCTATGTTAAAGAAAAGTCAAAAATTCCTATCGGAGTTAGTTGGGAAGGTGGTGTTCAGAAGTACAGCGGTCTTTTGGACGTTGCTCTTGCTGGCGGCTATGTTGTTAAACCTAGTAATGGTTGGTATCAGCGTGTCGATACTGACACTGGTGAAATGCTTGACGGGAAGGTTAGGTTGAAAGAAACCTTGAGCGGTGATTTCTGGGAGCCTATCTTCGAGACAACAGACTTCAAGAAATTCCTTGAAAAAACTTACAAGATAGGTTATAATAGCAACATCGATCCAGAAAAGATACTAGAGGAGATAGTATGAGAAAACTAGACTTGGATAAGCCCAGCGAGCATATTGACTACAAGCTTATCCCTACTGAAATCGAAGGTTCGCAGCATTGGGATGTTTTCATTCTACGTGCGCCCTTTGATGGTACAACTATTCGTTATGGTAATATTAGTTTTGATGGTGCAACGCAAGAGATTAAATTTAATTTCGACGTTGTTACTGCGACCGACCCAGACATCCTTAGTGATGGTGTTAATAATGTTGAGCTACAAGAATTGGCTGCCGATATCCTTACGGATATTTTAGAAGCTGCAGTTAAAGAAGGTACAATGGTCGCAACTGATGCAGAAGGTGAAGATGGAAATCAATCTAGAACAAACGATTCTACGGAATCTACTGACTAACGACGAGTATACTCGGAAAGTGGCTGCGTTCCTGCAGCCCGACTACTTTGAGGGTGTCTACAAGGCACTCTTCAAAGAGTTTACCAAGTATATTGCCAAATATAACAGACTACCCACTAAAGAAGCTTTTAAGATTGAGATAGACGAAGGTTCACGCTTGACCGAGGAACAGTATCGTCATGCTATGGAGATATTCCCTAATATCTTCACGTACCAATCTGAAGACGTAAAATGGTTGCTAGATCGTACCGAGAAATGGTGTCAAGATCGAGCTGTGTTTAATGCTGTTATGGAATCTATTTCTATTATTGACGGTAAACATGCCCAGCTCAGTAAAAACGCTATTCCTGATGTACTGAGTAAAGCATTGGCGGTTTCATTCGACACTAATATTGGTCACGATTATTTAGAAAATGTTGACGAACGATTTGACTTTTATCACTTAGATGAAGAGAAGTTAGAGTTCGACCTTGATTACTTTAATCGTATTACCAAAGGCGGCTTGCCTAACAAGACTCTTAATATCGCTCTTGCGGGAACTGGTGTTGGTAAATCGTTGTTTATGTGTCATATGGCTGGTGCTGCGTTAAGCCAAGGGAAGAATGTTCTTTATATTACTATGGAGATGTCGGAAGAGCGTATCGCTGAACGTATTGACGCCAACCTGTTGAACGTTCCTATTGATCAGCTAGAAAACTTGAGTAAGGATATGTTCCAAACTCGTGTAAGCGAGATTGCTCATAAAACGACTGGTAAGCTTATCATTAAAGAATACCCCACTGGTGCTGCTCACGCGAATCACTTCCGTGCGCTACTTAATGAACTTAAATTGAAAAAGAACTTTATGCCAGATATTATCTTTGTGGATTATTTAAATATCTGCGCAAGTTCTCGTATGAAGGGGATGGGTGGTGCTATTAACTCGTATTCTTATATTAAGTCGATTGCTGAAGAGCTACGTGGACTTGCCGTCGAATTCGACGTGCCGCTCGTGTCTGCAACGCAAACGACTCGTTCGGGTTATGGTAATGATGACGTTGGGCTTGAAGATACGTCCGAATCTTTTGGACTACCCGCAACCGCTGACTTCATGTTCGCACTTATCAGCAACGATGAACTCAAAGCGAATAACCAAATACTTGTAAAACAGTTAAAAAACCGTTATAATGATCCAGGAATGAACCAACGGTTTGTTGTAGGTGTTAACAGGTCTAAGATGAGATTGTTTGATGTAGACCAAAATGATACGCCTCTAAATAAAGAAGAGGATACTGGACCAGCGTTTGATAATTCTAGTTCAGGTAAGCGCCTTGCTGCGGAGAAATTCGCTAACTTTAAACTAAGCTAGAGGAAACTATGGATCCAATAACACATACAATAATAGCAGTAGGACTTTTGGCGGCAGCTTATTTCACAGGAAGGTACTTAGAAAAGCAGAAAGCTATTGAGTACACATTGGGATACTTAATACACTATGGAGCATGTACTGAAGATGACATTAGAAGAGCAAACGAACGATTCGAAGAAGAACGAAACGGGGAATAAGTTTGTAGTCCCTATTATAGAAATAGAAGGGGAGCTCGCTTTTGAGTTTCCTGACGAATTAATGGAAGCATTAGACTTACAAATTGGAGATACTTTAGAATATACACACGTATCCCAAGATAGATTTATAATGAAAAAGGTATCACAATGACTGAAGTAGTGATTCGTAATAAAGAAATGTTGGATGTGCTTAATAGTTTCTCTGAAGAGATGCTATCTAAGCCATCATACAACGATGAGAAGTATTGGACGTATAGAATCCCCGAAGATATCGAAATGGGAGAATTCTTTTGCTCCGAGGAATACTTAAAAGAATGTTTAAGTAGAGAAGAACTAGTAGGGGCGCCAGATAGATACTTCGCTCAACCTATTTCTAATATGGTTCGTAAAGACCCTGAATTATGGGAAGATTTTATGCAGAAAGTGAAGTACGATTTCGCTTCAGAAATCGGTGCGCATACTTCTGCTTTACTATCATACTATCCTCCAGGAGGCTATGTTGGTTGGCATACTAATTATGATGCCAGTGCGTACCAAGTGTTGTTTACTTGGTCAGAAAACGGTGACGGCTATTTTCGATACTATGATAAAGAAAGAGATGAAATAGTTACTATTGAAGACGTTCCAGGATGGCAGTGTCGCCATTACTATTTCGGAGCAGAGAATGAAAAAGATCTTCACTGTTGGCATTCTGCTTATAATGGAAGTGGTCAGAGAATTACGCTTGCGTATAAATTTGTGAATAATGGTAGCGTGAATAACCCAGAAGATGTTCAGGCTAGACTCCTGAGAGATTTATTAATTGAAGATATTGAGAGTGAATAGTATGGGATATATTGTTGTTGGGTCTAAGCAATGCGCTTATTGTAAGAGCGCAGTAACCCTATTGGAAAATAAAGCATTAAACTACAAATACGTGGATATGCAAGAGCTAACTCATGCCGAGTATAATGAATTACTCGATGTCGCTAAAGTACCATTTAGGACTGTCCCGCAAATCTTTTATAAAGATATTGATGGGGTTATGAGTTATATTGGTGGATTTACTGATTTACAAGCTACGTTTTAAGGAGAACTATATGATGAACACACTTACACCTGAAGATAAAAAACGTTTACATGGCGCGATCAAAGAGTTATCTGATTCTATGACTCGAGTTGACGCAGAGAAAGATCTCCAACGAGATATTATTCAAACAACCTTTGAGACTCTAGGAGTCGATAAGAAAAAGATTCGCAAACTGGCTAATATCTACCACAAACAAAATGCGGTAGAAGTTAGAACTGAAGCTGAAGACGTGTTTGAATTATATGAGGAGATCTTCCAAAATGACGAAGCGTAATAATACTGTTGACACAGACCACGATTATCCCGAAGTAGACGCTTATATTATCCCACTAAAGCATGAAACTGTGGAAGAATATAAGTTATGGTCAACTATGAATGATGAGCTAAAGACGTATAACGTAGATGACTATGTTGCTCCGGAAACTCCTGATTACAAGTATAACGAAGCAGAACTAATCGCTGAGTTGAAGCGTTATGTTGATGCTACCTATGACGAGCATTATTCTCACGGTAAGATTCAAGCAACCGAAGAGATTATTGATGACGGATGGGGCGAAGGTTTCTGTATCGGTAATGCTAAGAAATACTTGAAGCGTTACGGTAAGAAAGGCGAAACTCCTGCTGAATGGCGAAAAGATCTAATTAAAGTCCTACACTATGGGTTAATAATGTTGTATGTACACGACCAAAAGTACGGTACTAAATAACTGTTTTAACCGATAGGAAGCATGATGTTACTACTAACAAACGGCTGTAGTTTTGTTTGGGGAGACGAACTAGATGGGTGGGATAATGAACCACCCACTCATTGGCCATTAACATTCACCCACCTATTATCCGAAAAAATGGGTTGCGAGTACGTTAATCTAGGTACATGTGGTGGCGGTAATGATAAAATATTCCGAGACACTATAAATTACCTAATTGACCCTAATAAAGAAACCCCTACTCATATGGTTTTAATTTGGTCTGCTTTCCAAAGGGCAGAAGTTGTAGAATATATACCAGATCATTATATGGTAGAAAATAATATAAAACGTTGGGACGATTGTACTCAGTTTTCTCCTATGAGATACGGTAACATATATTCTAAGGATAAGCGATTAATTTTTAAGAAGTATAATGATGAAGCTTATGATTCTAGAACTGATATTTTGCATACCATTTCTAAAATGCAAGCAATTCAAATAATATGTGATAACTTAGGGATTAAGCTTATTCAAGGGGCTTTTCATCATAGAATGTGGGTTAATATTATGGCAGTGCTTCAAGATCTTAATGATAAAGATTCTTACGACCCTGATAGAGTAATACCAGAATTAACTCAATATAAAGAAAAACTAACTTGGATGATCAGCACTCTACCGAGAACGTCAAGGGTTGGTTTGGGTACAAGGTTTAAAGATCTATACTCAATGGCCAAATCTCTAGGTGATATAAAAGAATATGGTCATCCTGGAGAAAAAACTCAGGAAGTTTTTGCTGACATGTTATAC